GCCCCTGACGCTTCACCTCGCCCTAATGACCGGGCAGAATATGATTGGGCGATAAAAGACTGGCGTGTTCCACGAGATAAATGGGAGGCTTCGGATGAAATATGGTGAAGGGGAACAGTTGTACGTTGAGGATTTCGCTTATCTGATTAGTAGTGGGCATGGAAGAAAAGTAAGGTCTATATGCCCTCTATGTTATGAAAGACGAAGTAATAAAAGGGATAAAAGTTTATCCATAGACACTACTACGCTCTATTATAGGTGCTTCCATTGTGATGCGCACGGATTCTTGAAATCAAAGATGAGCGATTGTTTATCTAAATACCAAAAAGAGATGAAACCTGAAAGAAAGATATATAGGCGACCAGTACCAAAAGATAATATCGACAAGAAGTATGCTGATAGTTTTTTGGAATACTTCAAAGGAAGAGGAATATCAGAAAAAACGCTTAGGTCTACAAAGGTTACGCAAGACACCGCATATTTCCCGTCAATAAACAAGAAAGCAGGATGTATAGCATTCAACTATTTCTTGGAAGATGAGCTTATCAATGTCAAGTATCGGACGAGAAACAAGGATTTTACGTTGGAGAAAGATGCCGAGCTTATACCTTACAACGTAAACAGCATAGCTCCAGATGCTTTTGAAGAAGGAGAAGAGAAATACTGCATTTTTTGCGAGGGAGAGATTGATTGTTTGACTTGGATTGAATGTGGATATACTCATGCCGTATCTGTCCCAAACGGTGCTAATGAAAATCTTGAATATATAGACAAGTTCGTTGATAGCCACTTTGATAAGTTGGATGTTATATACATTGCCGTTGATAACGACTATAAGGGACTTATT